AGGATGAAGTAACCGCCGAAGAATATGCAGCATATGAGGCTAGACTAGAAACGGCTCGTGCAACAGTAGATCGCATTGCATTCTCAGGTCAGGTTCCTGTGAATGTCACTGGCGCAACTGTCGGGGACTTTATTGTTCCAGTACAGGATGTCACAGGCATTACAGGACAAGCAATATCTTCACCTACACTAGAACAGTATATGTCTGCGGTAGGTAAAGTAATCGCAATAGAAGATGATGGTCGTGCAAAGATCATTGTCAAAGTCGCATAACATTAGTCAGAAAAGGAGAAAGACATGACTGATACACCAACCACAGAAGAAATCGCACAACACTACACAGCGATGGGTCACTCTGTTGACTTGCTAAATGCTGGGCAACCAGAGGACATGGAAGATGCCGATTGGGCTGACACTGTGTCACGCAATGTAGAGCATCTACAGTTGATGGTTGCTAAAGACTTCTGGACAACGGAAGATATGACTGCTGCTAATGCAGCTATTGCAGCTAACTCATAAGGAATTGACAGATGGCAAAAGACGAAAAGAAAACCATCACGGTCAATGATGTTGAATACAACCTGGAAGATTTTACTTCTCAGCAATCAGCTTTTTTAAATCATATAAATGATTTGGATAGCAAGCTTAGTCGCGCTCAGTTTAATATAGATCAACTTAATGCTGGGCGGCAAAAGTTTGTGGAGCTATTAGCTGGTTCGTTGGAAAATCCAGAAGAAGCAGAAGCAGTAAATTAAAATGGATAAACGCACAGTACAATCAGCACATACTCGCATCGATGGGTTGGAGAAAGAAATCGTGGCTATTAAAACCGAGATGGATATTCAATTTAAAGATCTGTTCAATCGCGTTAAGCGCCTGGAGGCTATTGTTATTGGTGCGTCTGCCTTCATCATAGCATTGCTTCTTCGCGTAAACATGATGAGCTAATGCTCTGTGCGCTCACCAACATACTGGTGGGCGTGGCAACCTACGGTTATTTATATACGGCTTGTATATACCGCTGCCCTTCTGGGATTTATAAACATTATCCATACACAGTTCGTGTGCCCTACAAAGCACCCTGCTTTGCTTACGTTAAGATAGGGAAAGACACATGATTGATCCTATCACAGCTATTGCTGGTGCGACACAAGCCTACAATCTCGTTAAGAAAATGGTTTATGCGGGCCGGGAGCTAGAAGATGTAGCCGGTCAGCTAGGCAAATGGTACGGCGCTGCGGCAGATCTTGGCCGCGCAGAGCAACAGCGCAAGAACCCGCCTATCTTCACTAAGCTGTTTTCGTCTGGATCTGTAGAGCAAGAAGCTTTGCAAATAATCATCCACCAAAAGAAGCTGGCAGAGCAAGAGAAAGACTTGCAGCAAATGCTGAACAATCGCTTTGGCTATGGAACCTGGCGCGAGATGGTAGAGCTTCGCCGCAAGATTAAGAAAGAACGCGAGGAAACGCTGTACCGGCAGCAAGAGCGCAAGGCTGCATTCTTTGAAACACTGTTGTTGATATTGTTGCTTGGGATGCTGGCGGCAATCATAGGCCTTGGCACATGGTTGACCGGGCTTGGCGCGGGGTGGTGGTAGATGGCTGACGGTGTGCAGGGTGCGGGGCAGATGCCGTTTGATGTAGGGTCAAACATTCACCAGCAATCACGGCATCGTGAAGCGATTGAAAACCATTTGACAGAGCAGCGGGTTGAGAAGGAACACAGGCACAACCATCTGCATTTAGAGGCATTGCAGAAGCAGCGTTTGGATTTAGGCGAAAGTTATGATAGGTTTGGCCGCAAGACAAATGCTGATCGACCACAAGGAACCAAGATAAACATAGAGGTTTGATATGACTATAGCTATGGAAAAGATATTGGCATGGAAAATAATGCCACGCATTATGATGCTGGTTATGACTATCATGTATATTCGCGTTATCGAATGGGGAATGAGCCTTGAAGATTTGTCAACGCAGCAATCCGCAATGATTAGCGTTTGCTCTGGAGCCATGACGGGCGCGTTTGCCGTATGGCTGGGATCTGAGAAATGAGTATCTTTACCGCTGCACTTGGGCCGATAGCCAATCTTGCTGGATCGTGGCTACAGGGCAAAGCTGATAAGAACGCTGCCGCTGCGGAGTTAAAGCTTACTGAGGCCAAGGCGAAAGCTCAGATACTTTTGTCAGAGAAAACAAGCGTTGCGGATTGGGAACGCATCATGGCAGAGGGGGCTAAGTCTAGCTGGAAAGATGAGTGGTTTGTAATTGTCCTTTCTATACCTTTGATCTTAGCGTTTATCCCGGGCGCAGAGGGTTGGGTTGATCGTGGGTTCGAGCAGTTGAGCAAAGCACCAGACTGGTATTTTTACAGCCTTGGCATTGCAATAAGTGCAAGCTTTGGTGTGCGCGGGGCACAGGCGTTTTTCAAGAGGAAGTAAGATGAAAAAGAACTTTGATAAATCCTTAGAGATGTTGCTGCACCACGAGGGCGGCTATGTAAACCACCCAAAAGATCCGGGGGGTGAAACTAACCTGGGCGTTACTCGCGCAGTGTACGAGCAGTATGTGGGGCGTCAGGTTATGGATGGTGAGATGAAGTCCTTAACTGTCGATGACGTTGCTCCGATCTACAAAAAAAATTATTGGGATCGAGTTCGTGGTGATGATCTTCCCAGCGGATTAGATTGGGCAGCATTTGATTGGGGTGTAAACTCAGGAACAGGACGCCCGGCAAAGGTTATCCAAAGGTTTGTATCCGCAAAGCAAGACGGTGCGATCGGGCCGCAAACTCTCAGGCTAATTGCTGAGAACGATCCTGGCGATATGATCCAGTATCTTTATGAGCAGCGTCAAAAGTTTTATGAGCGGTTAAAAACATTTGAAACATTTGGCCGGGGTTGGACAAGGCGCAACCAGGAAACACTGAAAGCTGCCCTGGAGATGGCACATGAAGCGTAAGTTTCCGCCGCAGCCGAAGGATAAGAAGTCAGGTATTCCTAAGAAATATCTCAAGGGTTCAAAGGATCCTGATGCAACCCGGCGTGAGATCTTGCGCACCAGGGCGCTGTATCGGATGGGCAAATTGACGCCCGAGCAAATGGATAAGATTAGCAAGCAAAGGTCGAAGCGATGAAATTACCAGCTAAATATGTCAGTGCTGTTGGTGGCCAGGCAAAGGCCGAAAAGATTTACAAGCGCGGCCTGGGTGCATATTACTCAAGTGGCTCCAGGCCTAAAGTTTCTGCGCATCAGTGGGCAATGGGTCGATTAAAGAGTGCGGCCACCGGCAAGGGTGGGGCGCGTAAAGCTGACGCAGATATTCTGAAAGGAAAGTCATAATGCCATACGGAAAAGGTACATACGGATCAAAGGTCGGTCGGCCCTCGAAGGCAGACAAGAAAGATCCAAAATTAAAAAAGGCAGCAATGAAAAAAATGAAAGCAAAGAAGCCAGCTTAACTGCTTGCAGCCTCTTTGCTCTTCTGGTTTATTGTTTCCGGGGTCAGTCTTTCAACATCTCCTCCAGAGGTTCACGAACTGTGGTTGTTCGTTTAGTTTGGCTGGCCTCACGATCCAGGCTAAGTTATTTCCGCCCAGTTTTTGCTGGCCCCACGCCCAAACGCTGGCCTTACTCGACCATCAACAAAATTTAAATCGTAAGCCTTTTGGGCCTTACTAATCATGTTATAAGAGATGCCCAATTCGTTGGCCGCTTCACTTTTAGTGTAACCATTTTCTGCAAGGTGTTGGTAATGTTCTTTGCTATAACCTTTTGGGCCACCCAGCCAGTTCTTTGCTTTGGGCCAATCCACTCCATGCTTCTTAATAAGAAAGGTCAGCTGTGAAGCGCTTGTGCCAAGTCTCCGCGCTCCCTCAGATCTTGAAAAACTTTTTTTCGCATGGCGTGTTAGGAATGCTTTACGTTCCTGGAATTGTTTAGCTAACAAATCTTGCCACTCTTTATCTAACATCTTTGCCACCTTCCTTTGCTTCGCGGTCTAACAGTTCAACACTTTTTTGATATGCCTTCGTGATTTCCTTAAAGTTTTTTTCTGACAATCTGTCAGTGTTTACTTTGTTCGCCTCGAGTAAACTATCCAGGCGTTCTTTGCGTTCTGCCGGGGTTGCCAGGGAACCATTCTGTTTTACGGTTGGCTTTTGATATTTGGATATCAGCTGACAGAACAGAGTTTTAAACTCATCTTGCCCAGGCACAGGATCTTTAAACGGTGATTTATTGTGCAGCATGGTTTGCCAGGGAAGCGATTGCTCGAGGCTTTCCGCCGGCATCTCGGGCTCAGGCTCGGGTTCCAGGGGCGCAACGCTCATATTAATGCTTGGCGGTTTAGCTTCCTTGAATGCATCGGCCTCTTCCTCAGAATAAACATCACCATGCAAGCCGACTAGCTTTAAAATGACGCGATCCTTTGCGCGTTTCTCAGCCATCGCAAACGGGTAGCTGTTCTTATTATTGTATGGCGCGGCCTCACCGATCGACCATTCTGTTTTATCGCCCAGGCGTCCGACCACCATGATCGATGCAAGCTTTTTTTCCATGTCGCATTGGATTATTTCGGGCGGATCGAAAGTAATCCCCTGGTGCGCTGCAACTTTCTCCAGGGCTTTATGCAAAAGGACATAAGTTCCGTGGCAATCCCAGCCAGCTTGCCGGGATGTCATGCCAATATCTTTCAGAACCTTGCCCACATTTTCGGGAACGTTGTGTTTCATTGATTACCTTCCTTTGGTCTAATCGGTGGTTTGATATTCGGGATTGGTGTTTCATCATATTGAATGACGCATTGCACTGGCCCCAAAAGATTGGCCTGATATTTTTCTATAAACTCTGCGCATTCATCTGGTGAGGTGAAGGCCAGCAAAACCAGCCAGGTTTTCTGTATCATTTTACCCTCATTGTTACGCCGGGGTTTCCGGGTACAATCTCGACGCCGGGAACAAACTCACCCTGATCGAGTTGCTTTTTTATTGTTGCCAGGTCTGGCTTGACCAGGGTTGTAACCAGCTGCTTCGGGATTGCTGCTTCATCCACAACATTAACAGACCATCGAGGTTTCGTGCGGCTGATCGTTGCCAGGGGATGCTGCAACTTTTTTGTGCCCATAGCGTCCAGGAGATGCCCCATAACTTGCGTAACTGCATCTTCCTTATCTGCCATGCGTCGAGCGCGTTCAGTGTACTGTGCAGCCATTTCTTTAGAAGCCTGTTGAAAAGCTTTTGCATACATACGCTGTTGGATTAACTTGCTCATAATATCCATAGCATCGGTTTCACCGTCGAGGGTATCGAGGTATGTATCTTCATCATCTCCGCAGATCTCGCGAATGGTGTCGGCCATGCGGCGGATTTCTTCATAGTTGATTTGCAATTTTCTTTCCTTCCTCTGTAAGTGACCAAACGATTTCTAAATTTCCAAATCTGTTTTTCCTTCTGATTTGTGTATCCTCAATCAAAAGCATTTCTTGCAATTCAGTCAACCTGGGCCTAACACTGAGAATATTAAGCCCGGCGGCGAGGCTTATCTCTTCCCCTGTGGCGGGCTCCTTCATCCCGTATAGAGATAGCAAGACCTCCCTTCGCCTACCTTTTAAACTCCGGGCAACTTTATGCGCTGCCGCTCGCTCAGTATCTGGGCCATTGCGGTGGTGCATTTTTTTTATGTTGATTTTAGCCAACATATTTCTAATGCTTCCGAGCATTTTTTTCCTCCTCCTCTAAGATTACAATCGCTTTGAAGCCAGTGCCGTTGCAGTGCAAGCAATCGTCGCTGACTGTGATGCCAGTACGCGGATCTTTATCGCTGAAATATCCCTTGCCTTTGCACGATCTGCAAAAATCGCTGGCATCGTAAATGTATTTCATTGGTAAACACCGGCGAAAAACAAACCGACAACCAGAATGCCAAACAAAGACAGGGCTCCCAGGATATCACCCCAGACGCCCAAGCTATCTTCCATATCGCGCAGCATGGCGCGAAGTTTATCCAGGCTATTCATTTGCTGATCCTTCCTTGTATGGTGCTTGCCATAAAAAGTTATGCACAAGAGATCCGATAAACCAATCGGCAACCTCTCCGTTTTCATTTATTGCAGCCTTTGGAAACCAGGCCTCGCTGCAATTACCTTTGACCAGGATAGCCTTGGCAGTTTCCCGAACAACCTTAACATTGGTTTCGCCACCTGACCGACAATAAAGTTTCATTGGTAACCTCCCATGCCAGCAACCTTAAAACCTTGAGGCGCTTGAATGTCGATGAAGCATTCGCTGAACTCTTGTGCCTCTTTAAGTTCAGCTGCTTTGGCAAGTGCAGCTTCGTAGCTGTCGAAGATCTCGACAACCCGAACACCACTCTCACAGATCTTTTTAACTATAAATTCCATTGTGTTTTTTCTCAAACTAACTCAGCAAAAATGTCGATAACTTCGGGCGCATCTGCCTTCCGCTCGTAGCTCCATGGCGCATCGTCGTAGCCAGGCATCTTGCGCAACATGCAATCGATGAAGCTGTCTATATGATACTGGCCAACATACTCGCTCTCGTAGTCGGCATCCCGAAACTGCCGTGCCTCACACGCTTGGTAGGCAAAGCCATGAGCCATCTTAACGAAATCGATAGGCTTCAAGTCCATGTCTGGCCGACTTGCCTGGGCAGCACACTCATCCTCGTAAACCTCGAAGGGCCGCTCGTTGTTCATCCAAACCGCATCTTTGGCGCCATACCGCTCTTCGATGCTGATCCAGTTTGCTTTGGCTAATGCCTTGGCCATGCCCCCAGGGCTGTTGTAGCAGCCCCGAAGGCTGACACCATTGCGGCTCATTGCATTGGCAAGAACGCCGATGTGTTCAGGATTACATAAATAAGCACTCATTGATTAATCTCCTTGATTATCGAACAAAGGTAAGCCGAAGGTCTGTGCCTCGGCGATGTCGAAGGCTTGTGCAACCTCCGCTGCAAGGATCCGCATCACAGGCTGGCTGATCCGCTTCCGCTTGCCCCAGTGATCGGCAATGTCTTTGATGCCGCCCTGGTCTAAAACTTGATTGCCCCGGATCAACTGAACGTGCCGGGTAGTAGTAACCATGTAAACATGATTGGGGTTGGCAACGTCTTTGATGAACCGCTGCATGGTCATGCCCTCGGTGTGGCTCTGGGGCAGAACCTCGTACTGAATGCCGATCGCATCCATAACCTTTTCCCGTTCCCAGTAGTGAGTACCACCAGACCACCGCCGCTTGCGCTTAACCCGATCGCAATGCTTCCGAAACAGATTGAAGCACTCTTCCAAGCTCTTGCCCGCAGCAACCGCAACGGCTTGAACGCCGCAGTGGCCACCCCGAAACGCGTCTTTAGGCAATGCAAATTCCATTATGCCGCCTCCTCATTTTCTGCAAAGTAAACCCCAATGCCAGCGCTTTGAACGTTGCCGTAATGTATGTCGCTGCACCGACCGTGAAACTTGCTCCCGTCATCCCACTGAACTACAAACTTCATTGACTGCTCAGGGTTCCACTCGGCAATCTCGCCGTAGCTGTAAGGATGCATCGCACCCCAATAACCGATAACCTTTTGACCAACCTTGTACATCAATCTTCCTCCTGTAAAAAACAAATCACAACTTGTAATATAGAGATATCGTTATTACGGTCAAGAGATATCTGTAAAAAAATGTGCATAAAAAGGAAAAAAGATGCCAAAAAAACGCCAAGTACATGAAAACCTTGTGAAATTTCATTGCCGTTTACCGGCTGAAACCAAGCAGCGCTTGCAAGATTATGCTGATAGCCGGGATGAAACAGCGGCCAGGGTCTTGGCCGATCTTATAAATCTGCACATTCCTGACATCAATTCTAAGATTATTTTACAAGTGCTAGAGCATGAACCTGATAGCCAGGTAGACCTGGAAGAATGGCTAAGAAACCATGAGTAAGATCTCAGTTTATCTTAGCGGCCAGCCGGTCGGCAAAGGACGCCCCAGGTTCACCAGGACAGGACACACCTACACCCCGGAAAAAACCAGGCGCTATGAACACAAGCTAGCAGCACAAGCATCCAACTGGATGATGCTCCGATCTATGGATCCAATCACCCAACCTTGCCGGGTTGCTATCCTGGCACAGTTCCAGATACCTAAATCATGGTCTAAGAAGCGCAGAGAGGCTGCTACAGCAGGGGAAGTCTATCCTGGGCTACCTGATATCGATAACGTGGCAAAGATCGCTCTGGACGCCTTAAATGGCGTTTGCTTTGAAGATGACAAACAGGTGTATGAGCTAAAGGTTTCCAAGCGGTACGGTGAACCCATGATTTTAATAGAAGTGGATTGGGATTAATGCGGCCACCCACCATCCGAAGCAAAGACCTGAGAAAGTTCAGCATCATTCCCTTCAAGGCAGTGATGGATAAAGAGCTACACGGAACCAGCGCGTTCACAGTCCTGGCGCTGCTCTGCTCTTACTGCGATGAAATAGGCAGAACATTCGTCAGCAATGCCAGGCTCGCCAAAGATCTCGGCGTATCAAGACCAGCTATCAACAGACAGCTGAAACGCCTCAAGGATATGGGATACATCACATACGGTAGACCTCAGTACAAAGGACAAACTACACGCACCTGGAAAGTAATCTACGATGACATCACAGATGAAGATGAAGCCAGAGCAAACCTAAACGCAGCTGAACAAATCTCACTCGCAGAACGGGAAAGAGAATTAGAACACTCAACCTCAAAGGCTGTGGATAACTCTAACCAGGATCAGAAAGGTGTAACACCTAGAGGTTACACATCTAAGGACGAACATGTAACACCTGGAGGTTACACCACATGTAACGCCCAGAGGTTACACATACCAGACCATATAACAGATAGTAATAGTAATATAATAGAAGAGGCTAGAAAGAATTGTGTAATGTTTTTGAGAGTTGCAGAAGCTTACGGAACTCCGAGAGTTCTCAATGATCGAGACATTGATACGATGAAGAAATGGATACAAGACGGTCTGAAGCAGGAGGACTGGGGCCAGATACTGAAGCAACACGCAGAGTATTGCCGCTCGAAGCACCGCGATATGGCCAGGGGCATCGGCTACTTTCAGATCCCGGTGAGCAAAAGCCTGGGCAAATCAGCCAATAAACGGGTGGACAATACAATCATAGGTATAGCAAAAGGGTTAAGGCTTTGATAACGCTCAATAATAAACTTAACATAATATGCATTATGCGCCGTAAACGTTTTAGATTGCAGTTTTGCGCGTTTTGCCGCCTGGATCGCTCGCAGCACGATCGACCCCCTGCCCCCCCACCCCCCGCGCGTGTGTGTGCATACCCCCACATAAATATTTTCTGGTTTTTTTCGCAACGGTATGCGATACCTTTGTTACTCAAATAGGAAGGATTGAGATATGAAAAAGATGTATAGTGTTGTCCAGGGTCGTAAGCGCAAGGATCAGCCCGACAAGACGTATTGGCAGCGTCATGGTGTTGCGTTCAGTAGCAGCAAGGGGATCAGTGTTAAGCTGGAGAGTTTGCCATTGCCTAATTCTGATGGTGAGGTTTGGTTAAGTTTGTTTGAGGACGATGGTAAGAAGGGCGGTAGCTCTGGTGGTTCTCAGCAAAGTAGCTTTAACCAGGGGCCAGATGATGAGATACCCTTTTAATGGCTAGAACCCGTCAAACTCCGATAGGTCGTTTTGGTGGTGTTCGTTTAGCACAGCGGCGGATACGCACCAGCGAGACATTGGAGCAGCACAAGGAGGCGGTTGCCCAGGAGTTAATAGCTCTGGGAACTACCTCGATCACAGAGATTATGAATTTGGATGGTACGTTGAAGGCGGAGAAGGATATTCCTGATTACGCTTTACGGGCGATTAAGAAGATCACGCCTATGCCTGATGGTCGGATTGCGATTGAGATGCACGATAAGGTTTCGGTTTTGCGGATCTTAGCTAAGGCGGCTGGTTTCTTGGAGAGTGCTGAGAAGGAAAGTGATAAGCCTTCTATTGTTGGGATTAACATGAAGGGGCCGGTAATAGAGGCGGAGGTTTCTGATGGAGATACCAAGTCTTGATTTAAATTTTGAGAACAGCCCTACTGTTTGGAAGTTTTTGCACGATGATAGTTTTGTTCGTGGGTTAATGGGGCCGGTGGGTTCTGGGAAGTCTTATGGTTGTGCGGCTGAGATCATGTTGCGGGCGGTGAGGCAGAGCCCTAGTCCGAGGGATGGGATTAGATATTCCCGGTTTGTGATTGTTAGGAACACTTACCCGGAGCTAAGAACGACAACGATTAAGACCTGGCAAGAGTTATTTCCCGAGGATGTTTGGGGTGGGATGCGCTGGCAACCGCCTATATCGCATCATATTAAAATTCCGACCAGGGAAGATATACCTGGAATTGATTGTGAAGTTATCTTCATGGCCCTTTCTTCGCCCCAGGATGTGAGGAAGTTGTTATCTCTTGAGTTGACCGGGGCGTGGGTAAACGAGGCGCGTGAGTTGCCTAAAGCGGTGATTGATGGGCTGACCCACCGGGTTGGCCGTTATCCTACTAAGGCGGATGGTTCTCCGACCTGGTACGGCATTTGGATGGATACCAACCCGCCCGATAACGATCACTGGTGGCATGATCTTGCTGAGAAGAACTCGATTGGCGGCAAGTTTCCCTGGACGTTTATGCGCCAGCCTGGCGGTGTTTTACAAGCGGAGCCTGGTGAGATCCCGGAAAATCCCGAGGCCCAGGGGTTTATTTTCTCTGGTGGTAAGTGGTGGAAGGTTAATGAGGCTGCGGAGAACAGCAATAATCTGCCGCCTGGTTATTATCAACAGCTGCTTGGTGGGAAAAACGCGGATTGGATTAGGTGCTATGCGCAGGGAATGTACACGTTTGTCCAGGAAGGCAGACCTGTTTGGCCCGAGTATGACGATGAGTTGATGAGTGGTGACGTTGAGGTTGATCCATATTACCCGGTTCAGATCGGTGTGGACTTTGGTTTAACCCCGGCGGCTATCTTTGGGCAGAGAACGCAGGGTGGATCCTGGCGGGTGTTTGATGAGCTTGTGACGTTTGACATGGGCCTCGAGAGATTTGGCCAGGAAATGATTGGCCGCATCGCAGAGCGATATTCTAAGCATGAAATCCTAATCTGGGGGGATCCAGCTGGTAATAAGCGGGATGAGATCTATGAGGTTACAGCCTTCGATCACCTTCGATCGCTTGGGTTCAAGGCGCAGCCGACAGAAAGCAATGCCTTCCAGGTGCGCCGAGAGGCTGGCGCTAGTCCTATGTCCAGGCTGGTAAACGGTAAGCCGGGGCTGATGGTTGATAAAAAGTGTTTGCGATTGCGCAAATCTCTTAGCGGCGGGTATTTCTTCAAGCGTCAATCCCTGGGCGCTGGGCAAGAAAGATTTAAGGATAGCCCGGTAAAGAACGATCACTCACATTGCGGGGATGCGTTTGGGTATCTCATGCTTGGGGGCGGCGAGCAACGAAGGCTCCGCCGGGGATCCTATGGCCAATCCTTCGCAGCAAAAAGTTATTCGGCAGATACGGAGTTCAATGTTTTCTAATGGGCCTTATTCAGCTTCCAACCTTTAAAATGCGCTCCGATGAGCAAATCGTGCCACTGCAATGGAGCCACCTGTTAAGTATTAAGCTGGGGAAGCATGAATTAGAATACGCCAGCCATATTGACCAATATTTAGATTACGTTTGGGAAAACTCTGAAGATGGATGGTCATGGTCAGGCATTGGACGGGGCCGCGTGGTTTGCGTGTTCGGCGTAAGATATGTTTGGCCGGGCCTGGTCGAAGCCTGGTTTATGCCAGGTGAGGGCATGGAAGATCATATAAGATCGATTTTAGTAGGCGCTCGAGCCGTTTTAGGTGATGTGATGTCACATAGCGATATCAGACGTATGCAAATCTTTGTAAAAGAAGGTCATACAGCCGCATTAAGGTTTGCTAAAGCCCTAAACTTTGAGGTAGAGTGCAAATTAAGAAAGTTTGGCCCAGAGGGGGCTGACTACTATTCTATGGCGAGGTTTGAATAATGGGCGCTATTTTCGGAAGAAGAAGTTCACCGGCTCCTGCACCACCAACGGCAGCAGAGGAAAAAGCCAAGGAGGCGCAAGAGCGCCAGGAGGAACGGGCAGAAACCCAGGAAAAGGTTGAGATGCAAGCGGCTCAAAAACGCCGCAGAACTCGCCGCCGGGGTGGAATGCGGTTGTTATTCTCTCCGTTAAGGCAAGAAGGCCCAGGCGCTGGAGATGCCAAAACTAAATTTGGGGGATAGGTTTTGGCAAAGTTTTCTTCAACAAGGCCAAAGAAAAAACCCCCGGTTAAAGCTGCCATATCTCAATTTAAATATGATGTTGGAACTTTTACCAAAGGTCTTTCGGCAACTCTAAAGGGTGAGGATTTTGTAGATCCCAATCCAGAAAAAACTGCTAAAAGCAAAGCCGCCCACGAAAAGGCTCATAGCAGTAAGGACGATCGCCGCCCCGCAGGGAAGCCAGGGCCAACTAGAGCGCAGCTAAAAGCAGCTGCGAAAAAAAGGTATCGGGCAGAAGCGCAAGCCCGGCGCAAAAAGTTTGAGAAAGAGAAAGGCGAAAGAGTGGCCGCAATGAAGAAAAAACGCGCCAAGCTTTTGAATTTAGCATGACCAAAACAAAAAATGATGATCGCGTTTATAGAAAGCTTGCTGCCGTTGAAACACCCGCGCCAGTAGCTGAAAAGCCAGCCCCGGCTAAGAAAGCAGCCCCTAAAAAGAAAGTTGCACCCCGTGGTAAAAAAAGCGCATCAAAATCCTAAAGGTGGACTGAACGCTGCCGGTCGCGCTTTCTTCAAGCGCAAGACAGGAGCTAATTTAAAACGCCCTGTTAAATCTGGCGATAACCCCCGCAGAGCGTCCTTCCTCGCTCGAATGGCGGGGAACCCTGGGCCGGATCGTGATAGCAAAGGGCGTCCAACGCGCAAGTTATTATCGCTTCGCGCCTGGGGTGCTTCATCTACCGCTGACGCCAAAAAGAAAGCGGCGGCTATAAGCAAAAGGAATAAAAATGCCTAAGTTGTCAATCGCTGAAGTAGTCTCCCGAGAGGCCAAAGCCCAAGCTCGAAAAGACGAATGGCGCACAATCTATGAAGATTGTTATGAGTTCGCTTTGCCACAGCGCAATCTTTATAACGGTTATTACGAAGGCAAGACGCCCGGCAAAGGCAAGATGCAGCGTGTTTTCGATAGCACCGCAATGAGTTCAACCAAGCGGTTTGCTAATAGATTGCAATCCGGGCTGTTCCCGCCCAACCGGCATTGGGTTCGCCTCGAGCCAGGTTCAGCCGTTCCAGAGCAAGACAAAGAACGTGCCCAGCAAATCCTGGACGCCTACGTTGATATTATGTTCGATCAGCTGCGTAACACTAGCTTTGACCTGGCAATGGGTGAGTTTTTGTTGGATCTCTGTGTTGGTACAGCTGTTATGATGGTAATGCCTGGTGATGAGGTTACATCGATTAGGTTCCAAGCCATTCCGCAATATCTTGTTGCGATCGAGGAAGGCGCAAACGGTACGATTGATAACGTATATCGCAAGCTGCGCGTAAGAGCGGAAACAATTACTCGAGAATTTCCTGACGTTCAAATGACGCCAGAGCTAGAAGATGCAATTCAGAGGCGTCCGACTGAAGATCTCGATCTATTTGATGCAGTTGTTTTCGACCAGGAAACAGGAAGATATCACTATCATGTGATCTGGCCGCACAAAAAACAGGAACTTGTTTACCGGGAAATGCAGTCCTCGCCATTTATCGTTGCCAGGTTTAGCAAAACTGCCGGTGAAATATATGGTCGTGGCCCATTGGTTGACGCAATCGCTGACATCAAAACTCTTAATAAAACGCTCGAGCTAGTGTTAAAGAACGCCAGCCTATCGATCTCTGGGGTTTACCTAGCGGCTGATGATGGTGTTTTAAATCCACAGAACATTAAGATCCAACCCGGTGCAATTATCCCGGTTGCTCGAAACGGTGGCCCTCAAGGCGCGGCTCTGGCCCCGCTTCCGAAGGCTGGTGATTTCAACACAAGTCAAATTGTTATCCAGGATTTGCGAGTAAACATTAAAAAAATCTTAATGGATGATACGCTACCGCCTGATACCATGTCTGCTCGATCGGCTACTGAGATAGCCCAGCGCCAAAGAGAACTTGCCACTAACCTGGGCTCTGCTTTCGGTCGATTGATGACAGAGATTATGAACCCGCTTGTTGCTAGGATCTTGTTTGTCCTGGATCGCCAGGGCTTAATTAATATGCCGCTCAAGGTAAACGGTGTCCAAGTTAAGATCAGCCCGGTTTCTCCATTGGCGGAAGCGCCAAAGATGGAAGAGGTAAATCAGCTTATTCAGTTTATGCAGATTGCCAATGCTATGGGGCCAATGGGCCAGGCTATTATCAACGTGCCAGAAAGCTTATCATTCATAGCGGAAAAAATGAGTATCGATCAGCGTGTGTTAAATACACCAGAAGAACAGCAAATGATGATGCAGCAAATGCAGCAAGCAATGATGCAGCAACAGCAACCAATGCCAACGGATGAAACCGTTGCGGGAGCGCTGCAATGAGTTCGGCAGAGGGGTGGGAAGGAATGAACCCAGCTTTTGCGGAACCGCCCAAGGCGGATGACCTGGATATACTTTATGGAAGGGTCTTTAAATCTGAGGAAGGTCAAAAGGTGTTACATCACCTGAGACAGATAACAATAGAACAGCCATCCTGGTATCCGGGAGAAGAGCCAAGTCATGGGTTTGTGCGAACAGGCATGTCTGAGTTGGTTCGTCTGATCGAACGCAGGGTGCAAAGGAGTAACAATGTCTGAAGAAACGCAAACAATGGAAGCAGATGCGCCCCTGGTAAATCTCCAAGCGCCAGAAGAGCAATCCCAAGAGCAAGAAGCGCCTATTCAGCTTCGTGAAGAAGATCCAGCCGACCAGGCTGATTATGATGATGAGCCGCTCGAGCGGCCAGATTACTACCCGCAAAAATTTTGGGATGAAGATGGGCCTGATGTTGAGAAACTTGCAAAGAGTTATGCCGAGCTTGAGAAAGCCTTTAAGTCTGGAAAGCATAAAGCGCCAGAAGGTGATTACGAAATTACGGATCTTGTTGATCGTGGCCTCGACCCGGAAGATCCAACTGTCCAGGTATATCAAGAATGGTCTAAGAAGTACGGTGTATCTCAGCAAGCTTTTGAGGAACTTGCCGGGCAGATTTTGGAATTTTCTCAAGACGGTGCTGAAAGTGTAGAATATGACCAGCGCCAAGAAATGGAAAAACTTGGTGAGCGTGGCCAGGAAAAGATATCCTATCTCGAGCGGCACATTACCAAGGCATCCCTTACAAACACAGAGCGAGAAGCATTGGCTTATAGCTTGAATAGTGCGGATGCTATCAATGCTATGACCAAGTTTATCCAGGGATATACGAATGAAGGCATCCCGACATCGCCGGTTGTCTCTACGCCCGAAATGAGCCAGGAAGATCTCGCCCAGGCTATTGCAGATCCGCGCTGGCAAACAGATGCAGCATGGCGCACAAGGATCGAAAAACAATGGATGGCAGCTAATAGCTAGATATTGTTGCAATGAAAGTCGCTTGTGTGTATATGTGGTTTAAGGGCTAACCGCTGCGCGGCCCCTTTATGTGGTGAACCCATTGGTGGGCGCGGCCATTACCGCGCAAGCGACCGCCCGAATTACATCGGCCAACGGTAAGCGTTTTAATAGAAACCTAATAGGAGGCTTCTGCTATGGCGCAGAATATCACTTCGGCCTTTGTAACACTCTTCGATCAAGAGGTTAAACAGGCATATCAAGGCGAAGCACTGCTTCGCGGAACAATGCGTACCCGGAGCGGTGTGCAGGGGAATACTGTAAAATTCCCAAAAATTGGCAAAGGCGTTGCAACAGTTCGCGTACCGCAAACTGACGTAACTCCGCTGAACGTAACCTATAGCCAGGTTACTGCCACGATGTCAGATTATATCGCAGCTGAGTACAGCGATATTTTCCATCAATCGCACGTTAATTTCGATGAGCGCCGTGAATTGGTGCAAGTTGTTTCTAAAGCGATCGCTCGCCGTATGGATCAGCTTTGCATTGATGCACTTGATGCCGCATCTTCTCCTTCAACCGTTGCTACAACGGTGGGTGGATCTGGCACTAACATGAACATCGAGAAGCTTCGTGCGGCTGCTAAGGCGATGAATGATAAAAACGTACCATCTGAAGGGCGTCATTTGTTAATGCACTCTTCGCAGCTTGACGCATTGCTTGGTGAGACTGAAGTAACTTCAGCTGACTTCGCAACAGTAAAAGCTTTGGTTCGCGGTGAAATCAATTCATTCATGGGCTTCAACATTATCACAATGGGTGATCGTGATGAAGGCGGCGTTCCTAAACCATCAACCCGGACTTGCTTCGCCTGGCATCAGGACAGCATGGGTTATGCGGAAAGTATGTCTCAGAAATCAGAGGTAAACTACATTCCAGAGAAAACATCGTTCCTTGTAAGTTCAATGTTCTCAGCTGGCTCAGTTGCCATTGATGACGAAGGCATTGTTAAAATTAGCTGTACTGAATAAGGGGGCTGACACATGGCTTTTTCTACTACCGGCTTCGCAACAATCGGTGCTAGCAAACGGGGCAATGCTCCAGCTGTTTACTCTTACAGCAGCACTGACACCATTGCGACAGTAAACACTGCGGGATATTTCAACGATTTGTCAGATACTCTGGCGGTCGGGGATCTTATCTATTGCTTAACATCCACAGGCGGAACTGCAGTTGCAACGCTTGTTTATGTTTTGTCAAACGCTTCTGGCGTTGTTGATGTCAATGATGGCACAACACTTGCCAACACAGATGGTGATTAATCTCCCAGGGGGCCGGGAAACCGGCCCTCACTAACATTGGAGGGTTGTAATGGCTGCGGGTGATACGGATCTATCAATTTGTTCGGATGCTTTAATCCTCTTAGGGGCTGCGCCCCTTTCGTCGTTTACAGAGGGAACTGATAGCGCCCAGGCCTGTGATCGACTTTATCCAGATTTAAAAAATACTTTGCTTTCCACCTACCAATGGTCGTGGACGCTAAAGAAAGAGCAGCTGGCTCGACTATCAACAGCACCCACTAATGAGTGGAAATATGCGTATCAAATGCCTGGTGATATGTTGTCAGGTGTTTTGGCTATATTTGAAACGAGCGGCACGACTGAGCGTCCTCTAAGATATGGCTGGGAAGTTTATGGCGATCAGGTTTATACAAACCTAGAAACTGCTTATATAGATTACCAGGCAACCATTTCTGAGAGTAAAATGCCGAATTACTTTGTGCGTTTGCTGCGCACTGCATTGGCCTCAGAATTAGCAATCGTTGTAACAGATCAAGCATCTAAGGCTGATTACTTTCGTGGCCAGGTCTATGGCTCTCCGATTGAAAACGGTCGTGGCGGTATGATGCGCGAGGCAATGAATATTGATGGCCGTGGCCAGGCAACGCAAATTGTAGAGGATTACGCACTTATCCAGGCGAGGTATTAAATGCGGGTTACTCAGTTTCAGACAAATTTCTCGGTCGGGGAACTGGATCCTTTGCTGCGCGCCAGGACTGACTTGCAGCAATATCAAAACGCGCTCGAGGAAGCGACCAATGTTTTGGTGCAGCCCCAGGGCGGCATAAGGCGCAGGGATGGCCTAGAGTTTATTTATAACTTTGACGCATCATTTACTGATTTTAAATTAGTGCCTTTCGAGTTTAGTGTTGCCGATAGCTATATGTTGGTTTTTGTGGTTGGGCGTATTTATGTTTTTAAAGATGGTGAGTTGCAAGCAAACATAAATGGCACTGGAAACCCATATATTGCGGCAGCATCGATTACGGCGGCAATGCTTGATGAGCTTGAATATACTCAAGCGGTAGATACTCTAATTCTTTGCCATGAAGATCTGCAAACAAAACGGCTTGTAAGAAACACAGATACATCTTGGACGCTCGAAAACTTACCTCTCAGCAATATTCCTCAATATGCTTATGCTTTTGATACGCACCAGCCTAACTTCGACATTACGCCCAGCGCGACTGAGGGCAATGTAACTATTACGGCATCAAGCGTAACCACTGACACCGGCACAGCCCAGGCTGGCGGCAGTGATACCATCACCTTGAAATCATCTTCCAGCTTTACATCTGATGATGATCCAAATGGAATGTTCATTACCTTAACGTCTGGAACAGGATCCGGGCAAACGCGGCACGTTGAGGACTATGTTGCATCCACAAAGGTTCTTACGGTCTATCCAGCATGGGATACTCAGCCTGATAACACTACGGCATATAAGGTTGAGGCTTATGCTCCATCAGCTGTTGGTGAATATCTCCAGGTTGTTAGCACTTTTGGTAGAGCCCGATATATCGAGTTTGTAAGCGCAACGGTTATGAAGGCTGTAGTCGAAGTTCCCTTTTTTGACACAAATGCGGTGGTTGCTGGTGATTGGGAAAGCGAGCATGGATATGAAGATGTATGGTCAAATACCAGGGGCTGGCCTCGATCGGCTACATTCCATGAAGGTCGGTTATATTTTGGTGGGTCTAAATCTAGGCCCAACACCATTTGGGGCTCTAGGGTAATTGATTACTTTAACTTTGATCCTGGCACTGGATTAGATGATGAAAGCGTTGAAGCTACAATTAACACAAATCAGCTTAACAATATTGTTAATGTTGTTGCTGGTGCGGATATGCGGATCTTTTCAACAGGTGGTGAGTTCGTTGTTATTCAATCTGAAGATACTCCGATTACGCCCAATAATTTTTTAATACGCCCACAAACGCGCCTGGGATCGAAGCCAGGTGTGCCGATCGAGGATTTAAACGGGGCGTCAGTATTTGTTCAGCGACAGGGTAAATCTCTCAATGCCATGCAATATGGTAGCGGCACTGCATCTTATCAGATCCAACAAATATCTGTGCTTTCTTCGCACTTAATTAAAAATCCGATTGACCTGGCGGCGCGTCGATCAACGTCAACGGATGAGGCGGATACATTGTTCGTTGTAAATGGCGATGATGGGTCAATGTCTGTGTATTCTATCCTGGTTGGACAGAATGTAATCGCGCCTAGTTCGTTTACAACGGACGGTGACTTTATTGCTGTGGCTGTGGAAATTGCAGATGTTTATGTAATTGTAAAACGTACAGTTAGTGGCATTGTAAATTATATGTTGGAGAAATTTAACTCTAACATTACTTTAGATAGCGCTACGCTTCGCACCAATATTACTCCGGGTGCGCCAGCAAATTCTATTAATATGGATCATCTAAGAGAAATTGGTCATGGCGATGGTAAGACTGTCTCAATCGTGCGCGATGGAGTTGTAGACCCGGATCAGGTAGTTCCTCAAAATGCCGCAACAATTACTTTTGTTTCTCCCGCTACATCTGATTTTCAAGTTGGGTTAAACTATACCGTCCAGGCCAAAACAATGCCGACTGAGCCAGTTCTGGCTTCTGGATCTGTCCAGGGATTGAAAAAAAGAATTGTCCAGGTCGATGCTATTCTGAACGAAACTAAAGATCTTACTATTAACGGCAAGCAAATTTCCTTTAGAAATTTTGGCGAAAATGTCCTTGATAGCGCGGTGCAACCATTCACCGGAGTAAAAACTGCGCATGGCATTCTTGGCTATAGTGCAACTGGTCAGATCACAATCGGCCAAACTGTTCCTTTATCTATGACAGTTTTGGGCCTTGAATATAAATTAAGCGTGGGGTCTTGATATGGCAGCAGTAGCAGCATTCGCATCGGCAAACGCAACAGCCTTAACTGTTGCTTCAACAGCAATTAGCGCGATTGGCCAAGCTCAAGCTGGAGCCGCCAGGCAAAGGGAATATAATGCGCAAGCGGCCCAGGCGGAAATGCGCGGCAGATCTGAGGCAATCGCATACAAGCAGCAAAGCGCCAATGTTTTAAGAAACCTTAATGAAAACTTAGCTGCGGTTATTGCTCGAGCGGCGGCTGGCGGTGTTGATGCAACGTCTGGATCTGCGGCTGTTATTCAGCAATTTGCTATGTCTGAAGGTATTCGAGAAAAGAATACAGCGGCAGATAATGCACTGCTTGCTGAAGGTCAGGCCGCAACGCAAGCTCACCAATATCGGATGGCCGGTGAAAATGCTCGCCGGGCGTCAATGTTTGGCGCGGTTGCAACAATCGGCACAGGTCTTTATCGAGTTGGACAATTATAAATGGCTAGGCTTCCAAGATATCAAAGATTAGGCGTTAAGGCGAGACAGCCTCAAAGCATAGATTTTGCCGGGTTTAGAGAGCAAGCAAATGTCGGAACGGCTATCTCCAGGTCTTTCGATCAAATGTCAGAGTTCTTATACAAGACAGCCGCTCAGGAGGCCGAGAAGCGCGGGGTCGAGCGTTTACGCACTGAGGGTGCGCAGCCTATTCTCGAAGCCATGCGGCAACAGGGCGGGCCTAGAGGCATAGAAGAGACAGCTGCATATGAGGCAGCTAATCGGGTGGCTGTTGCGGAAGTACAAAGCGAGGCCGAGCTAGAGATCACCAAGATCCTGGACACCGCTCAGATAAACAAAACATCCTTCTCCGCAGTACAGAGCCAGTTAAAAGACGTTGCTGATGGTTTCCCGGCGGCGTTGTCGGATATTGATCCAGTATCTGCCGGTGTATTGCGCGCCAGGCTTCAAGAAACTGCCGGTAAGGCAGAGATGCGTTACTCTAAGTTTTACGCTGGTGAGCAGTTAAAAAACCGTAAGGTTAAGCAAAATGCAGTCAGTGCTAATGAGGCCGAGTTTATTATCGGAAACGCTACTGTTCCCGGCTACACGATTGATGAGATAGATCTCGATATTGCCAGCGCGGTTGAAACTCTCCAGGGTTTAGGAACAAAGCAAGAGCTTATAGATACCTGGGCTGACAACACCAGAAACAAAGCCATAAAAGAAAGATCGCTTTTTGAGTTTTATCAAAAGCCCCTTGATGAACAACGTCAAACTATTGAGGGCATACTGAGCGGAGAAGAAACTCTTGATGGTATGGATTTCGAAACCAGTATTAGGTTTGTTAATGGCTTGCTTCGACCAGAGTACAATAGAAATCTAGCCGTTGTAGAAGCGCAATCAGATTTAGTTGTTGATAACTCTAAAGAACAAACAGATATTTTAGAAAACGGCGGTCGGTTATCTCAAGAAGTTTTGGCAAGTATGTCAGCGAGCGCTTCAGATGTTGCTGAATTTGATGGCGGTGTAGCAAAAAAAGCAGTTGATGATTTAGTTGCAGCCGATCAGTTTTATTCTGAATTGCGCAATTTACCATTAAGCGGTGTTGAGCAGAGAGTTCTCGAGTTGCAAGCTGGCATTGAAGGCGCTGGCGGCGAAGGTAGAGACACTGCTATAGAGCAAACATATTATGAGAGAGCGACTAAGTTCCTTGATAATATGGAAAAGGGCATCAAAGAGGATCCTATGGGGTATGCCGAGCGTGTAGGATTTATTGAACGCGCTCCTATGATTTCCCTAGATGAGAACAATCGCGTCCAAATAGATGAGCAAGCTTTAGAGGCAAGAGTTCTCGACGCTAAAAAAGTGGCTAACTTTTACGGATTATCAACGCCTAATTTGTTATTTGCAAATGAAGCGCGTGAAGTTGCGCTAATGCTAGATAAAGTTGATGGCCAGGCAAAACTTGATATCCTGGGGGCGCTTTCAAGTTTTGACCAGGCAGCTGGCCAGGTGCTTACACAAATTGCTGATTATAGCCCGGAAATGGCGATGGTCGGTGCTTTGGTTAATCAGGGATCAACAGAGGCGGCGCGTATAGCTGTGTCTGGTTTGGAAAGACTAAAGACCGGGGAAAAGCCTGTTGAGTTTACACCAACAAATACCGAGCCAGTTGTTCAAGATTTATTCCAAAGAGCAATTACAACACCTAAAATGTCGCAAGCTATTAAGGGTGTTGCCAAAGCAATCTATGCAGAACTGTCAGTTTCCAAAGGTTTAGATCAGTTTGACCAGGACACTTATGAAGAAGCCTTACAAATGGCGGCTGGGCAAACAGTTAAAA